GTAAAAAGCACTTTACAATATTACAACTACAAATTCCTTACATTAGGCAGTTGATGCCCAATGAAGACTATTACAAACTATACGATAGTGCATCTCCAGATGATGAATGGTTAATGGATGATGACGAGATTGATTACGAAGATTTGTATGAAGAATAAACACACTGTGAACCTCCTAGTAGCGTAAGCATAGCAACGTGAGTAACTGTTTGAAATAGCAGTGCGTGGCTTTAAATAGCATATCAACACCAGATGTTGGTTTGGAACGGGGTAGTATACAGTGTTGCATCACACCTGCCACATAGTGTGTGGGGCGGAAGTTGTAAGCCGCGTGTGATGCATTTGGCCTGTTAGTCGAGTGGTTTAAGACGTCGGCCTGTCACGCCGAAGATCACGGGTTCGATCCCCGTACAGGTCGCCAATAACTTCAAAGTGAAGCGAGGTTGACATCAAACAATGTCTAAAATATACTAGTCCTTGCTTGAATGGTGAAAAAATAGTAACATAGTTTACTTAACGCTGCTGGGCCCGATAAAGTATTACTAGTATCGAGCAGATGCCAGCTTTGAAGTTTAATTTTTTTGGGAGGTAGTTCAGCGGTAGAATACCTGACTTTGAATCAGTTGGTCGCACGTTCGAATCGTGCCCTCCCAGCCAATTATATCGTGTCTAAATTGCATTGACTTTTGATCTACCTTGTGTTATAAACAATTAAACAATGGGGTAGAATATCATGTCTAAAAATATTTGGGTTACATCAGACACGCACTTTAGACATGCCAACATTCTAAAGTTCACAGACAGCACTACAGGTGCTTTGATTCGCGGTGACAGATTTGCCGATGTAGATGCTATGGACGAACACATGATTGAACGTTGGAACAGTGTTGTTAAGCCAGGCGACATTGTGTATCATCTCGGCGACGTTGTAATGGGTGATAGAGAATGGTTCAAAAAGAACTGGCCTCGACTGAATGGTAGTAAGCGTCTAATTGTAGGTAACCACGACGATGTGCCTTTTCTTGCTGGCGGTGGTTTCTTTAAGAAAGTAAGTATGTGGCGTATGTTTCCGGAATTTGGGTTGATGCTGAGCCACGTGCCGCTACATGCTAGCAGTCTACGTCGAGGTCCGCCAAACGATCCTGATGTACAGGTGCTGCTGAATGTTCATGGACATATTCATCAAAATCCTAGCCCAGAAGGTCCATACCGTAACGTAAGCGTAGAAGTAACTGACTATACACCTGTTAATATTGAAGAGCTGAGAATTGTTTGACGAACACGCAAAACAGCTGATCGAAGATAACATAAACATGGCAGTGCCATATTATCTTATGGCATCATACGCCTACTATGTACAAGATGATCCTATCTTTACAGATGGATTTTACGATAGTCTTGCCAAACAGATATTGGACAACTGGGACAAGATCACTCACCGTCATCGCGATGTGTTAAACCAGGACAATCTTGCAGCAGGTAGTTTCCTTGGCGAGTATCCTAGTATCATAGAAGGTGCATTGAGCAGTTTAAGATCGCAACCCAAAGAACCGGCTCGACCTAAATTGGTACAGAAAAAACCTGCACCCACAGACACAATGGGTGCATTTGGCAGCGGATTATTTGATTGGGGGAAATAATGATCTACAAACTTGGTAGAATTATGGGGCATATTGGACACCCGCCGCCGGAGTCTAGCCCGTTTGCCGCCATTGCAGTATTGGGTATTGACACTGCTCTTGTTCGTAAAGCAGTAGAAAAACTATACTTTGAAGAAGTGCCCGAGGTAGATAGCTTTGGTAAACCCATCCCGAGTTACGAAATCTATCATAATGTTTTCTTTGTGCCTAACAAAACCAAGTACGGCAGCATATTTGCTATGAAATACGGAACATTAGTTGATGACAGATGAAGTAGAACATTTTAAGAAAAAGTACCGTGCTCACGTACAACCCGGGCATAGACGTTATGCTGTGCCCAAGCGTATGAGCATGGACTCGCTAACTCCTAATTACGAACCGTTTGATTGTGACTTCGAATACGAAAGTAGTGTTCAGATTGATATGCCCGAGCGTGACTTTAGAACACTAATTGGCATGGAAAAATATTGGGAGGAACAACTAAACTGGAGAGATACTCATCATTATTCTGGTTATGCTAAATCGATTGTTGACGGTCACGAAAGAGAAATGCGTATTCGCAACACTAATCCCGCAGCAAAACTTGCTTATGAAAAGTATCTAACAATATTAGCAATGGTAGATAGTCACTATGATTAAAGTACCATTTACAGTTGATCCTTTCTACGATGCTAAAAACAGTAACGATATTAGCATGTTCTTGCAGCAATACCGAGGCATGCCGTGGTTGACATATTTGTTAGAAAATGCTATAAAGGTTACAAGCGTAAAACATTACAAGGCTGACACACATCAATATATAGTTGATTTTCACTTTCACCTTGACCCAAAAAAAGAAACGTTTTATAGGATAAAATATGGATATGGAACCTAGACTTTACATTGTTATGCGTCGCGACCTGTGGGATATGAATCCAGGTAAGGCTATGGCACAGGCTGCTCACGCTCAAGCAGACTTTGATGCTTATGTTGAAGAAAACTGTGGTCCAGAATATCTCCAGGATGACACTCTTTGGGATGCTGTTACTAAATGGCGTGAAGATCGTAGTTTTGGTACTACGCTGGTGCTGCACGAGCCTATGGATACAATGAGCAAGATCTCAATGAATGTTGCACACAGGGGATTTACTACAGATCCTACATATCCATATCGTAACTACTACGGTGATGTGTTTACTCGTAGTGAAGTTACCTGCATGTGGGTGTTTGTTTATAAAGAAGAAGAACTGGAATACATGCGTCAATGGAGACTGCACCAATGACACGTAAGTTTAACGTTCCTGCTAAATTTGAAATTGACAGTGAGATTGCCGACCGCATTGCTATGCAAAGTTTAAAGCAGCACTACAATATGGCTGTGGACAGTATGGACGAGTTTGTGCTACACCAAAAAGGTCATCCAGATGACTATGATCGCAACCTTAGACTTAAACATGCTTTTGAAATAGTTCTTGACTACTACGGCAATTGACTATATAGTGTTAGAGAACACTAAGGAGACAACCTATGGCCAAGACACTGACTACTCGTAAGAAAAAGACTGTTCGTGCTACTCGCCGTGTAAATGGATATGCACTGATGCCTACCAATGATTGGTTCAAGGCAAAACATTTTGTGCATTATGAGATTGAAAGTAAAGATTGGCTTGTTAAAATCAAAGATTACATTAAGAAGAATTACGACAAGAAGATTGTTGCTAGTATCAATCGCCTACCAGACTGGAAGGTTGGTAGCGGCAGTCATTGGGCAACTACGGCTGTTCTACTAGACTCTGCACCCGAACTAGTGCCTGACGATTACAAAACGGGCATTGTACGTTGGGTGCATACGCTTGCCGAAGAAGGTGCTGCCGTTGTAGAAGAGAAAAAGGCAGAAGAAACTGTCAAGCCTAAAACTGTGCATGTACCTACTATTCAAGAACGCATTACTGAACAAGCACAAGATGCTTGTGAAGCCATTGAACAGTGGCTGGACGGATTTGTGTCTGATCGTAAAAACTTTGATCCTAAAGGTTTTGATTTTGTTAGCCACTTTGCAAACAAAAAAGTCAGTCAAGCTCATGCTCGCAAGATCAAAGGCTATTATGCTGCCGAACTTGAAGAAGCACAACTGATTCAAAATCTACCTACGCCAGGCGAAATCAATCGCGAGAAGGATCCGCACAAAAGCGACATGCTACAGCAGCTACGCGAAGGCTACAGCCACCTTACTAAAAAAGATGCAGCAGCATACTTGGCAGCACTAGAGACGCTGCACGGTGCTTGTAATGTGGTTATTGACGCCAGCAAAGCAACACGCAAACCCAAAGCTAAAAAAGCACCCAGCAAAGAAAAGCTGATCACCAAGGTGCAGTACAAAGACCGTGACGACAAACTGCAAATTGTCAGTGTCAATCCGTTGGAGTTGATTGCAGCTACGGAGATTTGGGTGTATAACATTAAGACACGCAAACTTGGAAAATATGTGGCAGAAGACGGACAAGTAATGCAGGTCAAAGGCACTAGCTTGCTGTTCTATGACACTGATAAGAGTGTGCAAAAGACACTGCGGAAGCCAGAAGAAACTCTTAAAGAGTTCAAGAAAGCAGGCAAGGTAAAACTACGTACTTTCTTGAACGATATTAAAACCACAGATATCAAGTTGAATGGACGCTTGAATTCTGATACTATTATTCTCAAAACACAACAGTAAGGAAAAAATATGCCATTAGTGCCAATCGTAATTGAAAGTGAAGCCAAGGGTGAACGTAGCTATGATATCTATAGCCGTTTGCTCAAAGACCGTATTATCATGCTACAAGGTCCAGTAGAAGATTATATGGCCAATCTAGTTGTGGCACAGATGCTGTTCCTAGAAAGTCAAAATCCTGAAAAGCCTATCAAACTGTACATCAACAGTCCTGGTGGCAGTGTTACAGCAGGCCTTGCTATCTACGATACTATGCAGTTTGTTAAATGCCCTGTACATACTATGGTAATGGGTCAAGCAGCCAGCATGGGCAGTTTCCTAGCACAGGCAGGTGCAGCAGGGCATCGCTATGTGTTGCCTGAAAGTCGTACAATGATTCACAGAGTAAGTTCGGGTACACGTGGTACCAGCGGAAGTGTGCATGTGCAAGAACTACAGTTTGAAGATGCTATCCGTAGTATGGAAGAAAGCAAGCGACTAAACAAGCGTTTAACTGAACTTTATGTCAAGCACAACAGCAAAGAAAAACAGTACGACGAACTGTTTGAAACTATGAAGTTTGATACATTCCTTAGTGCAGCAGAAGCAGTTGAATATGGACTCGCAGATAAGGTTATTGAAAAACGATAATGTCACACGTTGCAGAACCAGTTGATTTAGAGTATTTCAGCGATACTTTGTTGTCCTATGTTTCTCCAAATCCTGGCACCTATTATTTTTTGAATGAAGACAGCGAAGAAAACTGGAATGTTAACAAAACCAAGTATGCAGATATTTGCCAACAGAATTATTACTCAAACACAGCAATTGTATATCACGTCAACAGACTAGGTCATAGGAATAAGTTAAATCCTGATCCTGTAAATGAGTACAATTTGTATCTAGGGTGTAGTCATACATTTGGTATTGGTTTACCTGCTGGAGCAATATGGCACAGTCATGTACACGAGCATTTTGACAATGCCAATTACAATGCGGGTGTTGCCGGAGGCAGTATAGGAGCATGTTATAGACAGCTAATCGGTCTACATGCATTCGGAATGCGTATTAAACGAGTTTTTATGCTGGTTCCAAACTTCCAACGACTGGAGATTTTTGAAAAAAAATGGAAACCAGTTGCTTGGTGGACTGACCATCACAAAGCAGTAAAAAAAGCACTGCTGAATCAAAATCTCTTTTTGCTAGAACAACAAAAAAGCTTAGATGCAATCAAGGGGTTTTGCTTGACCAACAACATCGAACATGTCATTGTTGATACAAATGATCGCAACATTGATAAGATCTTGACCAAAGATACTACAGCTCGTGATTTTATCCACAGTGGCCCAGAAGCACATTTTACACTTTCAAAGGTTTTTTATGAAAAATATACAAGAGACTATTGCAGCACTTAAAGGTGTTCCTACAAGACAAGAATTGCTAGAACTGTTAGGCGACGAGATTGTAGACATTACGTTTGACAAACTCAGTGGAGATGAGCGTACTATGAGATGTACCTTGATTCCTGAATTTTTGCCACCGGCTCAGCGAGAAGATAAACTCAGTCAAACTAAAATTCGCAATTTAGAAGAAAGTCTGTTTATTGTGTGGGCTGTGGACTTAGAATCACCTGCTTGGCGTAGTTTTAGATATGACAGGATCAAAAAAGTTGCCCTAGTTAATAGACTATCTGATTAACCTGTTTGTTAATTTACGCAAATAAATAATTACATGACATTAGAAAATCTTGAACAACAAGTATTGATTTGGAATCGTGCAGCAATACTTGTACCCGTAATCTTTACTACCTTGCTTGGTTTTGCATACGTATTTGAATTGTGTGATTTAGAAACACTATTCTTTGTTGCTTCCGGGTTGTATTTTACCACAGCCGTAATATGGTGGTGGTGGACAATGAAAAGCATTCATCTGCTGGTCAAGGTCTTGCAAAGTACCAAAGAGGGTATAGTTGAAGTAGCAGGGGAGTTAAAGGCTATTCGAAAAGAAATACAGATTGACAATGTTAGTGATAAGTAATATTGTTAAACAGAGGACTATACTGGGATCGACCCTCTTTAAATATTCCGCCCCCTCAACCAACGAGGTAAAATATGGGTAATTATACTCCAGTAACATACAAATACACAAGCACAAAAGAATATGTAGATGCATTTCCTTGTGCATATCGCCAGTGGCGTGCAGATAGCCATTGTAATACAATTCATGGTTATGCATTTAGCATGAAGTTCTACTTTGGAACAAATGATCTAGATGTAAGAAATTGGGCTGCTGACTACGGCGGGCTTAAAGAACTTAAACGAGTGCTCGAAGATCAGTTTGATCATACACTACTAGTTGGAGAAGATGATCCTAACATGGACATCTATCTTGAATTAGAACGCCGCAAGATGGCAAAGCTGACAGTGTTGCCCAAGCTAGGTTGTGAAAGCCTAGCAGACATGCTGTACAAATATGTCAACGGTGTTTATATTCCAGACATGTGGGGTCCTAGCGAAGCAGAACGTCTGTGGTGCTACAGAGTAGAAGTTAGAGAAACACAAGCAAACATGGCATTCCGTGAAGGCCACAGAGAATGGAATGAAAATCTTCTTGAATGAAAACGTGGGACGAAACTAAAGAACAACGCAAACGTAGAAAGGCCCTAGAAAAACAGGGCCTTTCCACTGTTGAGCAAAACGACCATAAAACGGATTATCTCGAAGAATACAAACAATCTGCAAATAAAAACTATGTGGTTTGTTTGAAATGGGGAGACAAATACTCCAGTGACTATGTAAACAAACTGTACAACATGGTTAAACGTAACTTAACCATTGAGTACGAATTTGTGTGTTTTACAGAAAACCCCAAGGGTATCGATCGTAACATTGTTATTAAACCACTGCCCGTTCTTCCATTAACAGGATGGTGGTACAAGCCTTGGTTCTTGAGCAATCAAACAGACTTAAATGGCACTGTTTTGTTTTTAGATTTGGATCTTATTGTGTTTAGAAACATAGACCATTTGTTTACATACAAGCCAGAATCTTCATTTGTAATTATAAGAGATTTTAATAGGCAAGTACGTCAACAATGGGATAAAATGAACAGTAGTGTGTTCCGTTTCCGTACTCAAAAATATAGTCACCTGTTTGATGACTTCTTTGAAAATCATAAATCTATCGTGCGTAGATATCAAGGCGATCAGGATTGGATGTATGCAAATATTAAGGACCATGTGTTTTGGCCAGATATTTGGATCCAAAGTTACAAATGGGAAATGCGTGGCAGAGAAACATTAGGAATAATAAACGGAAAACGTAATTTTAGATCTCCAGGAGAACCAAAGATTGATACAGATACAAAAATTGCGGTGTTCCACGGGCATCCAAACATTCACGAATGCAACGATAAATGGCCAGGAGACAATTGGTATTGACAAAACTAGAGAAGTCGCATATAGTGAAAGCATGACAAGAACATACATGATATATGCTGGTCTTACTTTCCTCGGCTACGAGTACGGCGAGACCAAAGATGAAGTTTTGTTAAGAACTCGTTCAAAATTTGGCGATCCTAACAATTGGAATGTAACAGAGTATACTGCCAACATTGTTGTTTGGCGAGAGGAATTAGAATGCACAAACGCATAGGATTTGCTTGTAAGTATCTTCATGAAGATCAATCACTCAAGCCTAAATTGCTTGAAGAATTACAGCGACCACTTACGGAAAAGTGTACTACTGTAGCATGGCTCAACAGACAAACCCGTGACGTTGCCGAACAACGTCTTTGGGACATTATGGAACATAATGCAGCCGCGGCAAAACGGCTAGTAGAATATGTAGGTAGTCTGCCTCCTGAACTTAGAATGGTACGACTAGGCAGTAATCAGTTGCCTTGTGCTACAGAAGCCAGTTGGAGTTATTTTTGGAGCAAGCCAGACGTAGTTGCATACTGCGAAAAACACTATAGTATGGTTGGTGAAACTGCTAGAGCATTGGATGTAAGAGTCAGTATGCATCCTGGTCAGTTTACTGTGTTGGCCAGTGAGAATCCAGAAATTGTAGAACGCAGCATAGAGGAGTTTGAATATCATGCGAATCTCATCAGGTACATGGGCTATGGTAAGCGTTGGCAAGACTTCAAGTGTAACGTCCACATCTCCGGTCGAAAAGGTCCAGCCGGTATCATCGATGTACTTCCAAGACTGTCTCCAGAGGCAAGAAACACTATTACCATTGAAAACGACGAAAACAGCTGGGGACTCGACGCAAGCTTAGAACTTGCTGATCATGTAGCACTGGTGTTGGACATTCATCACCACTGGGTCAAAACAGGTGAATACATCGAACCTGATGACCAACGTATTAGTCGCATTGTTGATAGCTGGCGTGGTGAGCGTCCTGCTATGCACTATAGCATTAGTCGTGAGGATGTACTGCAAGACTTTGATCCGGCTGTACGACCAGATATGAAAACACTACTCGAAGGTGGATACAAAAAAGCCAAACTAAGAGCACACAGTGACTACATGTGGAATGACGCATGTAACAAGTGGGCCCTCAGTCATTGGCAGTGGGCCGACATTATGGTGGAGGCAAAATGCAAAAATCTTGCAAGTAAACAGTTGCTCGAGGAATACAATAGTTGACAGAGATTTATGTAAATCATCAACATAAAAAAGGTATTATTATACCTTGTAAGTGTGGTAGTTCTGCATTTGGAAATATGTTGTTTAGGTTAGACAAGGGGCCTTTGCCCGGCAAGCGTAACAGACATTGGGAACAATTTCAAACTCGGCAAGAGCAAAGATTGGCAAAGGACGTTATAACCAGTAACAACTTGTCTAACTATGATTTTATTGGTATTGCACGTAACCCAGTAGACTGGTATATAAGCGGATTTCGTTTTGTACAGCAATGCATAAAGGATGGAGTGTTAAACGAGCCACACGACTATTGGCATTTTCCAACAGTGTTTCGGCAACATTTAGAGTTAGTGGATAAACTGCATACTTCAGGAATAAACGACGGTGAATACGACGAGTGGTGGCTAGATCATTGTATGTTGAACCCGTACATGCATTTTACTGAAAACACTCAAGTTATAGATCTAGGTGACTGGAACAAAATCCATCAGTGGTTTGACTCTTTTTATACCCTACAACATCCATTCTATGTTGTTAATAAAACTCAGGATGAAATTCCATTTCCAGTTTTAGATTACCATGAGATTTTTTTACTTAGGAAGCTACACAGCAACTTTTGGCAAGTGCCAAAAATTCCATCTATCTATAACATAGATAAAAGTATAAAAAACTACATTATGAAAAAGGTAAATACGTTATGAGTCAATTAAGTAAGATGTATGGAGCCAAAACTCCGCAAACTGTCGCAATACATAAAAATCCTAACCGAGTGCTAGGCGGATTAAAAGGTGCAGGCGTTGATACCTTTAGTATGCTAGGTGAAGATGGAATGGAAAAGCGTATTCCAACAGAAGCTTATGTCAAAGGCTTAGAAGAGAAACTAAGAAATCAAGACACAAGACTCGCTATGCTAGAAAAGCAGATTAGGAGATTAAACAATGATCAAAAAATGGATAGAGCAGCGTTTAGCAGACCGATCAAGCCTTGACGGAGCCGTTATGATTGCTGTGGGTGCAGCAATCATTGTGTTCAGTCCCCTCGCAAAAATTATTGCCTATGGTGCAATTGTATACGGTGCATACATTATCTGGCGTCAAGACTAAAGCTTACTAATAGGTATGTTACTGCTAGCAGTCAACGACCAAACTTTTTTCTTATCTACACCTCTTTTTTGTGCGAATACTTTAGCATCGCATTTTTCACATACATGAAAATAATTATTGTTTAACCGCTTTGGATCCATGCTTCCTCGCGGTCTAACGAATTCTTCATCACAGTTATCACATCGCAGTAAAACCATGGTTTTTTTACGATTATAGGTATGAGGATTTCCTAGCTTGCTTTGACGCATGTGCCAAGTATCAATCTGATATTGTTTTATATACATAACTATATTTACATTAAGATTATAAAAAAATACACTAAATATTAGAAAGGGAACTATAATGAACATTTGCACTCTTACAGAATCTGCTAAAAAGCAAATAGATCAACTTTGTGTTGATAACAGTTGTTATGCTATCACTTTAAATATCAAAGGCGGTGGCTGTGCAGGATTTGAATACGATTGGGGCACCATTGATCATCCAAGCGAACTACAACCTGGAGACGAAGTGGTGCACACAGACGGTGCAGGAAGATTTGTTATTGGTGTGCATAGTATAATGTACCTTATAGGCACACAAGTTGATTATAAACGTAGTTTAGTAGGATCAAATTTTGAAATAAGCAATCCAAATGCAAAAAGCAGTTGCGGTTGCGGCGTAAGTGTAAATTTTGATATGGATAATTTAGTACCAGAGTGGTAAAAGGAATATAAAATGGCAAAACAAGAAATTGATATTGGTGTAGAGGGTAATGACGGTACTGGCGACAGTATTCGTGAAAGTTTCCGTAAAACCAATGAAAACTTCCAAGAACTATATGCTGTTTTTGGTTTAGGCGGTAACATCAGTTTTACAAATCTAAATGATACTCCCGATGATTTAGTCGGTGCTGAAGGAAAAGTACTGTTAGTTAAGCCCGACGGAACTGGTATTGATTTCTTTGATCTTGTAAGTAACAACGGTACAAATGATCCTACAGATCCTGGTAATACAATCAATTTTAGTATCGCAGACGGAAAGTTATTAGTAAGAGCCATTAATACCAAAGTGTCGTCTGACCCAGAACCGTCAGTGGAAGCACCGTTGAGTCTTAACGATGCTGTAGCATATAATACCACAACACAAAATCTACTGTTAAGTGATCTTAACAGAAGTTTACTTGTAGACGCCTGGAACACCACTCACGGTGTACCTAATATTACTGAAGATAATTTGTTAATCAGCAAAGGCTTTGCAGACCTAAAATACATAAACACCACTGGTGATACTATGACTGGAGCGTTGAATGTGCCAGCAGGTGCAACCGGTACTCAAGTACCTCGTGTTCAAGAAGTTGTAAAAAAAGCCGGCGATACCATGACTGGTCCGCTTGATCTATACGATCATCCTTTTCCATATTCAGGTGCTGGTACTCCTAACAGTCAATATGATCTACAGGCTGCCACAAAATACTATGTGGATTCTAGTTCTTTTACCAGTCCGACTAATCTATTTGTTAGCACAGGCGGCAGTGATTTTGAGGCAGATGCACCTCCTGGTAAAAAGGGCAGAAGCGAAGCATATGCGTTTAGATCGATTCAAGCTGCATGTGACAGAGCTTCTCTAATACAAGAAGCAAGTTATCCTGATGTCGGACCATATGTTCAACCTATACAATATGTAGATAGTCTTGTTACCTTTCAAAGCTATGTAAGAAATCCTAGCACATACGGATTTTCTACAGCAGGCAGTCAGGCAACTACTTTTAATACTATTGCAAGCACAAAAGAAACTATTATAAATGCAACTATTAACTACATAGATACCAATCCAAGTTGGGCTGATTTTGTTTATGACGAGGCAAGATACAGAAGAGATCTAAATCTAATATTAGACAGCATAAGATTAGACATTGGTGCAAGTGGCGGTTCTCCTACACTGTTTAACAATAGTTTAACACGATTTGCCGGACTAAGATATTATGCAGACGAAGCCGGTCAGCTAGCAATCAGTCAAAACGGAGCGTATGTACAAACTTCTGGTGCAATTACATTTGCCAAAACAGCAACACTGGCTCAACTTACAACAGCCGGTGTAGCAGGAACATGGTTCAATGCGGTTTCTGCATTGTTTGATGATCTTCTTGATATTGTTGCAGGCAACTATGCCAGTGTAGCACTAGTAGAGGCACCAAATTACTATAACTTGTATGTACACAGTGGCCCTGCCAAATGGACTATCCAAGCAGGCGATCCTAGTTTAGACAATCCTAACGCCGACATTATTCCTGGTAAAGTTATACGTGGTGTAACTTCAGGAGCCATTGGTAGAATTATATCTTACACCAGAGGTGCTGATACTGGAGGTGCTCCGGATTATGACACAGTTGAGATGGAACTACAAACTCCAGTTGAATTTATAGAAAATGAAACACTTGAATTTGGAAATTATGTTAAAAAAGAACAAGTAAGTATTCGTGTTGAGACTGGCATATACGAAGAACAACTACCAATTAGACTTCCTGACAACGTATCTATTAAAGGTGATGAATTTAGACGTGCAATTATACGTCCAGCAAAGGGTACAAGTAGTAGTCCTGCTGCAAACACATGGTTTTATAGAGATGCAGAAATTGATGGCTTGACAACAGCTACAGCTGGTGAAGGTTACTATGCCGAAGATGACAGCAGTATAAGAGGATATTTTGGGTATCATTATCTAAAAGATCCAAATCAACCTATGAACATCAGTAGTTTCGGAATTACCAATACAGGCGAATATACCCAAGCTGCTCGCTTGTTAGAAATCAATAAAGACTTTATTATAGAAGAAACTATTGCTTATGTAGACGCAACATATCCATCGCTTGTTTATGACGAAGCAAAATGTCGTAGAGATACAGGTTACATTGTAGATGCTATAGTATCCGATTTAAGAACAGGTGGCAGAAACGCCAGCGTAAAGGTACAGGGATCATACTACGGTGTAACTGTTGAAGCAGAAACACAACCTGCTATTGACAATATATGGAACATTGCAGAAAACGTATTAGCAAATGACAGTTTAGATCCTTATGCAAATTTAAGCTCTGAAGATCA